AGCGAATCTTTTCCAAGTGATAAAAACAGCAAAGCCTCATTCGATTTTACCCGAATGAGGTCTATATACCGGTTCGCTTGCTTTACTTTATTCATAGCTAACCACCTGACAATCCAAATGAAATACGAAGATCACTGTAACGCTGTCTGCGTGATCCTAACTGTGTGGCACTTGCTGTACCCCTACGATTGGCGACTAATCTACCGCCTGCACCGGCACCGTTCATATTTCTGCGGGGGCCAGCTACTCTGTTTACTCTTCTTGCGACTCAGCAATAAAATTTAAATTAAACAATCAAAGATGTTTTTCTAATATCTTACCTAATGTATAATCCATTTGGGCTGCGAGATATTCTTCACCCTGATAGGGGTAAACAATATCATTACCGTCTTCATCGGTGAGAATGACCGCTTCTGCGTTCTTCACTTCAACGATAATATAAGGGCGTTTACCACTATAGGCACCCGTAAGAAGTTTAATCGCATCGTACTTAATCGGTTTCAACTCAACTTCACCCTCTTCAGGTAATTCTTCATCTACCTTGTACTCTTTGCCACCACATAAATAAGTGATATACTTCTTTGCGTTAATCGGCCTAATTTCACGGTATTCGTGCGTTTTAGTACCAGATAAGATTTCATCGAAATATTTCTGTTTGATACTTAATGTAAGAATATTCATAATCGTGTCGTTTTTAAATTAATATTCATTGTTGCGGGTGCAGGCTCCGCCCCTGCGATTTCCACCAAGTCAAAGTGGCGAGATGACTAGACTTCTCTAACCCGCGATAGTACCCCAAAGATACTACCACAACCAAAGATAACGAAATATCTTCAAATTCTATCTGTGACAATCAGTTTTAAGTCACAGAATCTTTTTCAACCAGATATCCCTTTTCTCTCTGCACGCCCCTAAAGTCGATGCACAACAAGAAAACAACTCACCGCTTTCAGTACGGTAGTCATATTGATACATTCTCACTCTCTTTCCTCTCAACTTGGTATTGTAGGTAGTGTAATTTTCTTTTCCAGGTTGGCATACGCTGCAACCGTTTACATTTATTGAGTTCATAAGCCTTGCTCTTTTAATTGCTTCTCGATATGCTTTATTGTGGATAGTAATTGTTTTGCTTCTTTCGATTTGGGTACATACCAATATTTCAGTGGATATTCACCCGGATTTGTAATATCCCAAGTCGCTTTCTGATAATATTGCTTTTCTAATGCAGGCAAGATAAACTTCGCATCGAAAGCTGTCATTTCAAGCACTATTTTGGCGTTGTCAGGTATTTTAGTTGAGTTCATAAGCTAATATTTAAGTAAATTCTACATCGCTAAGATTCAATACACCTTCATTTGTAAACTCATACCCTATGTATGTAACAGAATTGCCGTTTACAATGTAATACTCTGTCAGATCATCATCATCGCTGTGTGCGAAAATCAAATCATTTGTTACACTACCTTCTCTCTTTAAACCTATGTAATAGTTGTTATTATAGCAACTGATTTCAGGGATATGTTTAAATGTACCGGTATCTATACCGTCATAGACACCGTACCTCTTCTTGAAATGTTCATCCATAATCAATCATATTGTGCAGGGTCTTCACCCTGCCAGTTCAACTTGTGCTATGTTTAATCTCTTGCCTCTCATTGCATTCAGTTTTGCTGCCATCTTATTTGCTGCTTCTTCTGTTACCTCTAAAGATGCCATACTATTATCATATCCATCTATTACCAGATAATAACCTCTTGACTTCTTTACGTAAAACTCATTAGCTTTATGCTGCTTCATGTAACTTGTTGCTTTCATTGCTTTATATCTTTGTGGTGGGGTTATTATCCCCACCGGTTAATACTTACTTCTGTGAATCTCTCAAATCAAGTTCTACAACTTTGTGATACTTATTGATGTCGTATAAGTCGTGAGCGCAACCTATTGCAGATGCTAATCTTACTGCTTCTTCAAGAGCTGTCATCATGCTAAGCGAAGCATCTTTCGCATCATTTTGAGCCTTATCATACTCTCTGACATTTCTCGCAACTTCTTGCGTCTTTTCAGATTCTTCAAGCTGTGCGAGGGCTTCTCTTACTTGCTTCATTGCATCTTTAATCTCTTTTCTGTAATCGCTTGTCAAAGTCTTCATATCGTATATTTTTTAATTGTTATTCAAACTTATGCTTCTCTATACCCCCTTGCATTCAACCAAGCTATTGCACCTTTGAGAGTTTTGAATCTTTTGCTACTTTCTACTGCCGTACAAGCTGAATAGCTCTTTTCATCATGAATAAACAATGCACCTTCATTCTCACCTTTCTTATAAGAAATAATATTCATATCTTTAAGTTTTAATTGTTATTACTTCGTTTCTGATGATGCAAATGTAAATGATATATTTGACACAATAAACAAAACAAGAAAATAAACTCTTTCTTTTAACTTTGTTTAGTAAATGATATATTTGACACTTTCCTAATAAACGTATCTTTGCAAAAAGAAAAAATATATGTATGAATAGAATAGAACTACTTATTAAAGAAAAAGGGTATAACATGACTTCTTTTGCTGAAAAGATGAACACTACAAGGCAAAACTTATATGCAATATTGAAAAGTCCATCTTATCCAACGCTTGAAAAAGTTGCAGAAGCCTTAGATGTTCCCATGTGGCAACTTTTCGCATCACCCGAAGAAGTGAAAGGAGAGGAAGAAAACACTATTACTTGTCCTCATTGTGGAAAAAAAATTAAATTAGAGAAAGGAGAATAATATGGACTATTTAATAATTGGAATACTGTTCTTCATAGGGAATGCCGTTTGGAGTGTTATCTTATTGTGTTTTCAGTCTTACGCCAAAAAGAAAGGAGAAGATTTGGCTACAAAAGAAGATATTGCAGAAATTACTAAAAAAATCGAATCTGTAAAAGATAACTATAATAAATCATTGGAAAAACACAAAATTGAACTGCAAAAAGAATTTGAATCATATAAGTATATCAATGAATTGTGTAACAGCATAGATAAGGAATTATTAAGGAAGCTTGTTACTTGCAAAAGAGAAATGGAAAATGATTTTAGAATACATCGGGACAACGATGATTATGGTTCTTGCGAATCATCAATCCAATCATTATATGATTACTTAAAAAATTATGATGTAAGATATAAGCACGATGAAAACGTAAAACTAATCTTTGAACATTATGAAAAAATTGAAGGGTTACGTGAATATTATGAGGAAGGATGTGGTCCGTTTGATACACCACAGTACATAGAGGAGCTTAGCAAAATCCATAGTTATGTTGATAGACTAATAGCTATTTTCTTACCAAAATTTTCAATAAAGCCGGAGCCATAAACCCCGGCTTTCTTTTTCGTGCTATGGTAGCACCTTCAATTGATTAGCCCTTTGAATCTTAACCGATTAATAATCTCGGTATAAAGATAGTCTATATCTGCACGATAATCCTTATAATTGTTATAGTAAAACGTGACATCAACACAAAGGTTAGAAATTCCTGTCGGAGCTTTAAAGCCCAATATACCGGCAAGTATATCACGAATCCCTTTTGCAATCTTACCACCAGCCAATGTACTGGGGGAATAAAGAAACAGAATAATGAAAATAAATTTCTGGCGGAAGCTGGCACCGGCCCTTCTTTCGGGTAATCCGCAATTCCCCACAACCTCACAGTACCATTTGTATATTACAGGAATAATATTAAGATCCGATAAAATAGGTTTGATCAGTTCTTGCTCTCTCTCCGAGAGTCTTGATTTCTGCTCTCTGATAGATTTAAGTTCCGATATTGCTGAAAATTCTCTCACCATAACACGATTATTTTAAAAGTAAATAGTATATTTGCATCATAATCGTGTAAGAGAGGAAGAATCTTGATTGGTCGTGCGGTCTGGTTCTTCCTCTTCTATTTTAAAGACTTATCTCTTTCCTGAATAATCTTGTTTCTTTCATCAATATTCCTCCCCCAGATTGCAGCCGAGTAAAGTGCTCTAGAATACAAAAAAAGTTCCTTACTTGACGAAAGGAACTCAACTTTCAAAGCAGACTTTATTGAGTCTGTCAATAAATCATTGTCTATCATAATTATTGAGTTAATTTTTATTTTCTGAAAAACATATCTCCACTGATCGCTCGTGCGGCATCATCTCCTGTAAAACGGATGTACCGGAAAAAGTTTTGCTCTGACCGATGTCCGGTGAGTTTCATGATCTCCAATGTTTTCATGCGGCCGGTCAGATACATATTCGTGGCGGCCGATCTCCTGCCAGAAGTGATTTATATAGTCCTTTCTCGCTTGGCGGGACTGGACCGGTTGTGATAATTGTAATGCTTTGATCGTATCATTTAAAAGGTTATTAACTATTTAATTCTTTATCGGGCTATTTTTTTATTGAAATCAAGCCCAATATTTTCCGAAACGATTGCATTTTATTATTTCATCTAATTTCAATTGTTTCCGACGGAACTTATTTATAGCCCGTTTCTCAAACTTTCTTTTTTTAGAACTGCAATGCTTCTTATCCATTCGACATTGGCGGCAATGGCATATCCCAATGCCTGTATGTGATTCCTTCATATCTTCTTTGTTTTACCCTAATTGATTCGTACATATTTACCTGTGAGGTCGCATGTCCTTAATACTTCTGCATTCTCTTCGCCGAAAGCGATTAAAATGCTACCACAACCGGGCGAATCTCCACGAGTACCGTTTGGGCGATAGAACCTAATACGATTTCGGAGGAACTTCATCGCCGTAGCTTTCTCAAAGATGATATCTTGGAACATCTTACTATCACAACGATTAAAAAGCAATGCTATACCGTTACCATGCTCCGCTAACTTGCGAACAAATTGCCCGATAAGAGGACGGGAATAAGGAGGATTAAGCCAAACACGACCCGCCCACTCCTTCGTTAACCCGTCATCGCTCTTATTGTACATTATCTTAGCTGTCTGCCAAAGTGGATTTATGGGAGCGCACGGGTCGAGGTCAAATTTGCCTAAACTGTCTATTATTTCTTTCGGTGTATACCATTCATCGGTAGCAGCAGCCGATCTTTCAAAACTTGTGTTCATTTCTATTCGGTTTTGAAGATTAATACTTCTTCCCATGCATCTTCTCACGGAGTTTATTATACTTCATCTTCTGCTCAATGTGCCACATAAAATCAATCTCAAGATGTTTGGCAAGTCCGAAGATAGACAGTACCATATCGTTAATGGTAGTATGTAAGTCATATAAGCCATCATACCTCACAGGAAGTGTAGATATGGCATAAATGGACTCTGTGAATGTTTCGTCTTTGCAGGATTCTGCCATATCATCGATGCAATCACCTATATCTTTAGTTGCAATTTCAAGAGAAATATTTCGCAGACCTGCAAAGTCAAATAGACGAATAACTGCATCGGCAAGTTCATCCTCGATGGTATCTTTGATATATCTATTGAATACGTTGATAAACTTTTCTTCATTTGTTAGCCACCCTTGACACTCGCTATATTCACCGGTCTTATACTTTTCTTTATCAAAGTGTCTACTTTTTCTGTCTGCTTCCACAGCTTCCATTAACTCGCTTATGACAAGACAAAAGCAATGTTCGTTACTCAATACTTCATTGTGAAAACCATGTTCACAAGCGATTTTGTATGCCCTATCACGGAGGGCGTTTAAGTCTATTTTATTCATTATTATACTGTTATTAGTTAATCAAAACCATAAAATTGACCATGCTTATTGAAGTCGGGAACTTCTTTTATTGTAGGACGTTTTTCTGAATGTTGCGCTTTCTCTCGCAAATCGAGAGAAAGTTCGTTAGCTTCTAAAACCATTTTAACCCCTGTTTCTACAATTCTTCTGTTTTCACATTCCTTACAATGTGGACTATTGCAATTACATTTAATCTTGTTCATATCTATCTTGATTTGATTAAAAAACGGAAGATCATCACCAAACACTGGACGGCAATCTATAACTATAAACTTATTTACTTCAAAAGATTTGATAAAATAAAAAACATAAGCCTTTCTATTCAAAGACTTTGCTAATCGTTTAGCCTCTGTCTCGGCGCTTGTCAGATCGCTGTGTTTATATGCCGGGATATGTTCACTTTCTACATATACCATAAAGAAAAAAATTCTTTCTCGTTCATGTTTATTTAGAATTTACTTATTCATTGAATCTTCCTCAATGATAAAAATTTTGTTGACACTAAAATTTATGATATATCATTGTAGGCATGGATGTTGAATTTTGTCATATCATATATCATTTATATATTTGTTGCTAAATAATTTAGAATATTTTGCAATGTCTAATTTTGAAATTATTATTAATTGTATTACAGCCCTTGGGTCATTAGCGACCGCAGGGAGTTTTATTTATGTGATAAAAAGCCAAAAAGGAACACAGAAACAGATTGGTAGTTTGTCTCAGATGGCGAACACGTTTGCACGTCAATATGAAATAGCTCGTATTCAAGCCGGGAATACCATATATCCCAAAATCCAAATTATATTGAAACATGATGAAATATGGGGTATGAAGATATTAGTTAAAAACCTTTCTTATCCCATAAGTATTTACCGTATCATCGTACAGACTAGCCAATATCATCGTGATATAACCATATCCCCCAAAAAAGACAATTACATTTCTATAAGACAAGGAGAAACTATCCCCGTATTACCCGGTAAAATAGCACAAAATCCCTTGTACTTTTCTTCTGCATCTATCCAGTTCTTTTTAATTACCCCTTTCGAAGAGGCGTATGAAATAAGATATGCGGTCGAAAATAAACAAGAGCCTTATCAATCGGAAGCCATCTCCATCTTGTACCGTAAAGAAGACCATGAAAACGACACAGCACCTGCTATCAAAATCAAGGAATATGCTATACAAGGGAATATACCTGGAACAGTAAAAGATAATTTTCCTGAAATTTCGCGGAACTCAGACGATTATTTAATTCCTCCGGAATAAATAAAGGTGGACAATATTCAGGTGTTAGAAGAGTATTAAATATCTCCATATTGTATTGTTTTGATGGTTATTTATTCTCGAAAATATGCGCGAATACACACTTTTCATCAGACAGTTCCAAGCCGAGTTGAGACGGATACCGTTTGATATAATTATAAAACTCAAACATCTTCTTCTCATCATCACCGCAGCGATCTATTAACAATTTAATGAAGGCAAGAAGACAATCAGAGTCATTTCCGAAGTTTTCCTGTGTGGATAATTGCGTCTTGTCAACATCCTGTTTTAGCCTTCGGATGGCGGAAATCGCAGTGTTGAAGTTGCGTTTTGCATCATGACGCAATTCATAGCCTTGTTTTCCCATTTCACTTCTCAAATCGTATAGAAGCGTTTCCACGACGTCAGTCAACACGTAGGTTAGGTTGAGCGTCGTATTAAGATTTGTTGTTCCTACTAACATGATTTATTTATTTCTTAAGCTTATAAAGCCTCGTTTAACCAACTCTATCAGATCCGACATATTTTCTTCACTTATTTCTGCCTGAGTCTCACCATTTACAGATATATAGTGAGGAATGCCAAATCGATCACGGATTCTCTTACGGATAACAGGAGTAGACTTGTTCTCCCAGTAAATTGTAACTACCATATCTAAAATGGATTATCATCCTCTACACCAGATTGTTTGCCTCCTAATAATGGGACATAATCAAGATTATAAAAGCAAGTCGTAGCGGCATTGAACCCACATATGAACCGTAGAAGTCCAATATTTCGTCCTTTAGCAATATCTATCATAGCCGTCCCTTTGGTATCTACATTAGAAAAATCGTTCGGATAGGATTTATTGTTAACCTCAGGCCGATAGATCAAAATGACAACATCGGCAGCTTCCGCTATTTGTCCGCTGTCACGAAGTCGCCCCAATGTAGGAACCGGATTCATTGTATCCCTATTCAACTGAGAAAGGGCTATAATCCAAATGTCAAGTTCTTTAGCTAAGTTCTTTAATCGCCTAGCCACATCCCCCATCTGTTGTTCTTTATTAGCTCCCTTCATATTCACATTCAAGATCTGAAGATAATCGATAATAGCACCGTCTATTCCAAACTTCAATTTCATATATCGGATAGATGAAATGATAGTATCAATATTAGAAGTGCTTCTATCATCAAAGTATATTCCCTTTCCCGACATTTTACCTACTCCAACATCTATCGCTTGTATCTGTGAATCAGTCAAACGTGAATACATGATTTGATTAGCCGGAACCCCACTTTCCATAGAGAGAATACGAGCCGTTATTTGCTCCTTTTTCATCTCCATTGAATACATAGCTATCTTAGCGCCCAAAGACGCTGCATTTCGCATAATAGACACCGCAAAAGATGTTTTACCTTGGCTTGTCTCCCCTGCAATAATTATCAAGTCTGATTTTTGCAATCCGCCTGACTTTGAATCAATTTTTTCAAATCCAGTAGGAATACCCGTTAATTGTCTATTCCCTAAAAGATTATCATTTATCATGCCATATACACTTTCAAGTCCATCGTTAATGGTTGAAATAGTAGTGCTACTTGATTTGAAAAGCGATGCAAGTTCATTACTCACCGAATTAGAGACATCGAGAATATCCTCTGCTTCTGAATAAGAGTTTGATACAAGATACTGTCCTATATCCCAAAATTTACGTCTTATCGCCAGATCGTGCAGCCGTGCTGCATACTGGTATAAATCAAAAGTACAGTTAGAAGCAATTCGCATATACTCCATAAGGTCAAACTTCACCCCATTAGCAATAAGTTTATTCTTGACCGCTACCACATCAGGCCGACTGCCAGACGATGCCACTTGAAGGATAGCTTCGTATATCTGAAGATGGAATGGATTATAGAAAGAATCCTTGGATAATAACTCCCTCACTTCTTCAAGCGCATTGCGTTCAGTGATAATAGTACCTAAGACAATCTTCTCAGAATCTTCATCTCGTAGTTGCACATTAATTTCCATATTCTTTTTTTGCCCAGTTTAATACAGTCCTGTAAAGGTTAGTATATCGTTTACGTAGATCCTTTCGATTCTCTATCTGCTCGATGATGTCAGCAATCTGTTTACCCGTATATTTCTCTTTGAGTTTTAGAAACTCCGCTTCCGTGATTTGGGAAGAGAAGTTTTTAGCATTGCTGCAATAAGGAGCGTTCCGTTTTAGCCAGTCATTGAATTTTAGAAAATCAGGATTTGAAGAAGCGGATGAAGAAGCTTTGGCTTCTTTCTTATCTCCGTTAGGAGATTCTTTCTTATCTTCCTTTTCCTCCGTAGTGTTCACGTCGTTATCACGTAGTGTTGACGTAGTGTTCACATCGTTATCATTTAAAGCCTTACTAATCAATTCTTTTACTATACCCTTACCGATATAAGACTTATCGTATCTCTTATCAAGGACTTGATGACTACGGAATGTGCGGATAAAGTAGTAGCTTTCTTCTGCGTGAATAATAGGTACTAACATCCGGGCATCCACTA